AGACTCAACACCCAGAGCTATGACTAATCTAGAGACCGGAAGGCAGGGAATAAGTCGAACCCTTAGCACCAGGCTTGCTGCTCCAGATGACTTGGATGCTTTTTCTAGAGGTCTAACTGAGAATTACATTCCAAAAACAGGACATGATTATGCAACCTATCGTCGATACATGCATGATATTCTGGTCTTAGCTCTTTTAGAGTGTGGCATTTACTCGGATGAGGAACTAACCATTGGAAAGCTTGGCTTGTCAAGCAATGTCTTTGAGCTAAACAACCAGAGACCTGACCTCTACACTTTCGAAATTGGCAACCTGGAAGTTGGGGAAGTTTTGCTATCTTACAACTTCGAACATGAGAAGCAAAAGAAGAATGTGAAGTACCAATCTCTGTTAGCTTTTATAGCTAGCAAAATTGATGTTCAGATAAACTTCAATGTTATTGGAGTGGACCTCACCGACCCTGAATGGCCAGATGCCTTGCCAAGACTTCCTCCACTCCATTTTAAAATGCTCAGCTCATTTATTGACAATCTTAGGTACATACATTCAAACAGCAACTTTGCTAGTTACCGAAGTGACACGTCCGAGTTTTTGGCTTTAGACAAGTTTAGATTCGAGCTTTCGAAGACAGACCTACCATCAGTCTTCTCAAGAATGTCTGGTGGGGATGTATCTCTTGAGGATCTTATTGAGAGGATTGAAGGCAGAGGCATAGAACAGCTGTCTGACGAGGACTACTTGGAGTTGTTAGCTGATGGCATCATACATGGGAAAATCCAACCCAGGCCAGCTCCACACCCTGAACCTAGTTCTGCTGCTGACCTCAAGAGCTCTTGGGAGGAGTTTTCTACAAGGCCTAAAACAACCGACAAACTGCCAAGGGTTCTACAGCTTGGATCTCCGGCTGAGTTCATTGAAGTCAATGTCACTTTTGAGCAAATTGTTCAAGAGCTTCGAGCAACTAGTCATCATGGAGGTTACCTAGATATGATAAAGGCTTTCTTACAGCACTCTGATCCTGATGACAACAGGACAGTTAAGCTCTCACTATCAGATGATCAACTTCAGAAGGAGCAGATGGAAGGTCCTGGTAGGAAGTCGCTCATTCGAAAGCTTGGCCTTAAGCAAGAGAGAAAACCACCAACGCACATATCTATCTCACAGGACCATGAAATGCAGCTTGATCAACTGATTCAGACTATAGAGGACACATCCACTGGGGTCAGCTTGCGTGACCCCACCTTCCCGGATCCTGAAGCACTTGGTTCAGTCATGGAGACAACCATGAATCATCTTTATGAATTACACACCCGGAGTCCTCACGCTGGGCTAGCCAAATTCTATCAGAGACTTTCTCAGGAGATTGTCATAAATAGCATGAGGCGACGAAAGAACAGACAATATGTCATCTGCGGGACAGGGTTCAGAGGAGTCTTTTGCTTGATAGCGCCAGGTGCTCAGCTGAGGACTGAATCCAACACAGAGTTTGTGAAAATAGTCTCATTCATAAGACCAATAATAAACCCCCTGTCTGCTCCATGGTTGCCTGTCGGTGACCACTGGGAGTCAGAGTGGTTGTCAGTGGACACCGATAGGTTGAAGCACTGGTCCCGCTCTTTCGATCGCACCTTGATCTCAAGTGTTGCGTGTGCGGAACGACTTGTGGAGCCAGGGCTATCATTGCAAGGTGCTTGCAGGTCTGAAATTAAAACAGGAAATTATCAGTTAATGGTGTTGACATATTTAGAGGACAAACAACTGACTTCACTAACAAACCAAACCATAAGATACCTATGGATGAAGGCCTTAGGCGACAAGCAGTTTTCTGGCATCATGAGGAAGTTCCCGAGTCGAGTCGGGTCTGTGATACAATCGACAATGTTGCAGCGAGCATACAAAGCTGTTCTCATCCTTGCAACGAACAACTTGGCAGACTTTATTAGTATATCCAAAGCCAGACAGGATGACCAAACTGGTGCGTATGACGAGACAACAACAGGCATTGTCGGGAAATTACCTAGATTGATAACAAAAGGAGGTTTTGTCCCCATCGCTTACAACCTCAATGAGATTTACTGGTGCATGATGTACAACAAAGATAGACAAAATCCAGCCCAAGATGCTTTGAGTATTCTTGACAAAGTGCTTAAAGAAGAAGAGAAGTACGATGAGGAAATTGCTCGACGGAAGACACCAACTAGCAAGCTTTCTTACATTATGGGAAACACGACTGTTTCTCAGGATATATCTCACATAAAGTCGTCCAATCCTGAAAGCCATTATTTTTCTCGTAGAGCTGTTCAGGTGGGTATGAAGCTTCAAGCTAGACATCCCGACAATGTTGCACCAGACAACTCATGGAGGACCCACTCAAAGATTAATCAAATTCTCTCAAAGAACCTTAGCGAGTTTGCAACCTTTAAAGCATCTGTTAAGACAATTTGTCATCGCATGGATAACAAAGATCTGAAGGCACTGGAAGAAGTAGGTAAGAGGACAAAAGCAGTTGAACTTGTTGCTGAGATTGTCAGAGACGAGAAGTTGACTCAGGCTTTCCAAGTCGCCATGACTTTTTCTGGTGAGGGCAACAAAGATTTTGATGTCATGATTCAGATCTTTAAAAAGGGGCAGATTGGTGGCATTCGAGAAATCATGATACTGTATATCAAGGCCAGAATTCTTTTCAACATAGTTGAGGAAGTCTGTAGGCTGCTGTCAAAGTCAGACAAGAGAGAAATCTTGACCAAGGGTAAAGACAAGAGACTCATGATGAGAGGAGATTATGAGGAGGTTCTTTCTCTATTTGAAAAGGGTGCTCCAGTGCAGATGGTCAAAAACTCATATGACATGACAACATGGGCTCAAAAGTACATTCCAACTATATTTTGCAGCATCTACACTGATCTATTCAGAGACATGCCTCACATGAAAAACTTGGCCTATTTCATATTTCTGAAGCACACCAACAAGATGATTGAATATCCAAGGAAACTCACCGAAATGTGGATGAAACATCCAGATGAAAGACATGATCAAAGATGGCTCCAGAAAGCAAAAGACAAGTTCTTGTCAGATGGGGTCCCTTATTTCAGGAATCACTCAAACATGTGCCAAGGAATTCCCCGTTACAACTCAACAGTTCTGGCGTTGTCATGTCAAAGCCTTCGAGACAAACTGTTCGAAGTGTGCTTAAAGCAGCTAAATCAAGAATGCAGAATAAGATGGAAAACTCGGGTCGGATCTGATGACAAAGGGGACATGATTGGAATTGATATGAGCTATCCTGAAGCTTATGCACAATACATGCTTTTTGAGCAGTGCGCACATGCTGCAGAAAGACTCCACTCTATGGAATTGTCTGTGAAGTCAGCGGCAGGTAATGTTATTTACGAACTGAATTCAGCCTTTATGGCCAATCTTGAAACCCTATCGCCAACTATAAAATTTTCCCTGGCAGCATGTGACATGGTCTCCACATCATCTTGCTCTGTTTTTGTCAATGAGGCATATGGAAGGGTTAGGCAGCTTCGAGAGAACGGGGGTTCATCAGTTCTTTGTGGGTTAGCGCATATTTTAAACATGGATCATTTCACACAGATATTTAGAACCGGCAAAGGAATGACTAATGATGTTGAGTCAGTTTTCCAGGTCGGCAAGGAACTGATCCCATATGACTTCGGTGTATACCCCTTCTATGATGTAGATCTTCAAGACATTGTCGGGCCTGAATTTCATAACTACTTGTCCCTAACAAACTCGGAAACACCCATGGCTATAAAGCAACTGCTGTTCACTCCTCTAACCAGAGAGGAAATAGGAGAGGCATTTCCTGATGACAATGACCACATGCTGCTCAAAAAGGATCATTTCGGAATTCGACAGGGGTTAGTTAAGCAGTTAGCTTCAATGCGAAGAAGGTTGGGGATTGACCCTGTTCAGGTTGATCAATTTTTCCAGGAAAATCCATTCCTTTTGATTAGGGGACCTGAAACAGTTGAAGAAAGTCTCAAAGTGATCGAGTCAAAGCTTCTGACTAAGGGTGCTGCAGAGGCCTTAAGAAGAACTTCCCCTGCTATTTATCTAGGGAGACTTTCAGCATTTGAGACAGCCAAAGCTTGGGAAATGAGAAAGCCTAATGGGACCCAAGCAGTGGACTTGACATTGGGCGTAGCTGAGGAGTTAGAAGACCCAGTCAAGGTCACTTACTCGGAGTTTCTCAAATGGGGCCTTCTGAAAGCAAAGGAAGCAAACTTCCCAGTTGACTCTATGCTCAATGTAATCTTTCCTCAAAAGAACTCTTTTGAAGTCATAAAGCAATTTGTTGGGAAGTTTGGCCTAAAAAGAGAATCAGGGAAAAAGTTTTCACAAGCTGTTAGAACCTGGGTTGTCAACAACTTCAATTACAATTTCAATAATTCCCTAAAATCCATTCTGGAAACCTCATTCGGGCTCTCTCAGCTTTCCTCAAAGGAGGATGTGAATGAGTTTAGGAGTTTGCTGAACTTTGATTTGTCTAGTTATGATAACTTCCTGTCAGAGTGCAGAGAAAAACATGTGAGACCAATGGATTTATTCTTCTACATGACTAAAATCTACAAAAATTCACAGACATCTAAAATTCAGGCATTCGCCAACGGTCCAAGTACTCAGTCTCTTCACAACACTTTGATCTCCTTGAAAAGATTCAGTCACCTGCCAAACAATGAGATGGTCGTAGATCTAGGGATAGACCCCGAAGAATATCAGCTTGCCAACAGACAGGACTTTAAGATAGAGACATTAAAGTTTTGCTGCAATTTAAAGTTGATGGAGTCTCAGGGTCTCTTGACAGGACCCTCAGAAATACTAAGTTCGACCTGGCTCGGAAACACATTGTTAGCTTCATGGTGTCAAACAACAATTAGAACTATCAGAAGCCTTGCTGGTTTTGACTTCCAAACAAAGAAAGGCATCATTTACCTTGCGACTCAAGTTCTACCGGCTGATGAGTTGAAAGAAAAGCTGCTTTCATGGAACACACTGAATTACACATACCTAAAGAAACAAAAGAGACAAATCGATTCAAGAGGCAATGTTTCTTGGTCTGGGGATCTTGAAATGCTTGTAAATGCAGGCAAGAACACTTTCAATTTGCTGATAAAAAATGGTAGACACTCTCTCCTGTGTCGAGAGGTGGTTGACCATGAGACCTTGCTTATGTCTCTAAATGAATTGTGCGGCCTTTTAGGATTTGAAAGAGCAAACTTCTTCACAAACCGAAGAGTCATGCGTGGTGATTTATACTTGACAGCATCTGGCAAGCGGCTGGATTGGGCATATAGTAAGGGAGCACCACACAACTGCCTAAACATCATCATCAGTCCAGCGTATAAGAGACTAAGGTTGCAGGATCTGGATTCATTTAAAGTGGTTAGTGACACAAATGAGAAAACAGGAGCTGTGTTTGTTACACTGAAGCAGAGAGATGAAAGGACGGCCACATTATGCCATTTTCCTGGCAACTATTATCCTGCAAGCTGCCCTAAAGGAGCTAGATTTGATGAATCATTTTGGTTCAGGGGGATCAGGTTGTCAAGGATCATGAGCAATGAAGATTGGTTTTACAATTACAGGCTGCCATCCCTGACTGATAGGGACTGCACAGGATTTTTCAGAAATGATGTAAACTTTGAGGTTGTCTTAGCACAAACAAGCTCAGACAAAGGTAGGATAGTGGAGTACCTGCAAGTGATGGATGAGATTGATGAAGAGGTGTTCAATATCAATCGTAATGTAATGCCAATGGCAGGAACCTCAGTCTCTGTGATTGACTACGAAGCATTGACTGACATGGATGTCAATCAACTCTTCATGGCAGAAATGAGCAAAATTAAAGAGGAAGGGCCTTTAACTTTTGCCCCAATTGAAACAATGGAAGGAATGTCATGGGCGGACATGATGGACCAAGAGGAGGAAGAACATGAACATAGCCCTGCTGTGAACATGAGCCCTGTAATTGGGTTTGATGAGATAGAGGAAGCAATGGCAAATGAAGAAGACGGCATAAGGTTTGTTAGGGCAATGGGTTACAAGAGGAGAGCTCGAAAGGCAAACACACAAATCATCTCACAAATGCAGTTGGGCCATCTTATGAAAGAAAGGGTGTTAAATCTGTTTTTCAAAAACGGAGCTGTCACCTCTGAAGAACGAAGATTATTACCACATTACTACATTTGGTTGAGAGAACACAAAGCAGAACTGGGCTCTGGGTTAGCAACAGAACTGCAAAGAGTTGTCACTGACGAGATGCAGATTGCCATGGGAGCAACAAAGGAAGAAATAACCAGACAACTGGACGTAGCAGACTCAAGGTTGCAAACTGCACCCCCGCGAGCAATGAACTTCCTGTACACGGAGAATCAAGACTTGTTCACAATGATGTCCCAGACAATACAATACGAACATCAAAGATATGAGGAAAGTGAGGGGTCAGAATTTTAGAAAGTGTTGGGGCTGAGGATCCGGGTGTGTGAGAAGTTTGCATGAT